GTGGGGGTGGAGCGGGTGGCATAGGCGGCGGTATACCCGCTTGCATAGGGTCGCCCGTTGGTAGGGGTGGACCCGATGTATGAGAGGGAATACTCGCGTCCACCATCCACGGTGGCTGACCTTGTGCCGCACCAGCACGATGCGCTTCCATAACCCCTGCCAAGTGCGCTCGGTTCGCATGTATGCCTGCCAAGTGCGCTTGTACCGCTTTACTAACTTCCTCTTGGATGAGTTGGTTGATGGCGTCAAGGATGGGTGGGGGAATGTCAGGATCAGTCGGCGCTTCAAGTGACCACGGCCTGTCGGCACCAAGATACACGTCTCGGAGAAGGCTCGACGTACCGCGGCACTTCTGAGCGATAATGCGCGCATAAACAGATGATCCACCAAAGCGCTTGATCTCCTCAATGATCTCTGGCTCGTACACGCCATTGAAGGCGCGTAGGGCGCGCATCAAGCGAGCAGACCAGCCGGAGGCTGTGTCGTCGCGATGACGCCGCATCATAATGAATTGATCTGTGATGAAGCCCGCTAACCCAATCATCCCTTGGGTGAGGCGGTACATATCGGGGGGCGGTGCAGCTTGGGCCGACCGCGTACTGTCATTCAGTTGAAACTGTGCCTGTGTCGCATCGCGACTTACGACGCGCAAGTTCCCCGGTAAAGCCATAGCATTTTTACGTCTGCTCTTAACTGTTAGCAGTTAACGCAAGCTACGCTTTACGCACACTATACGCTTGAAACCCTTGACAAGCCCCCTTAAGTGTGTTACTTAAAACACACCTAAAACGGGCCATTATGCATATAATAGGCCAGTTGTCAAGTGGGTTTCGGAAAATGGTAAATAAATCTTCATCTTCTGAAATAGCGAAAACAGGCTATTTAGATGAAGATAGGTTGCGGCAGTTAGCAGTAGAACTCGCCCGCGATATCCATGAACCAAACGCTATTCTCAAACATCTCGGCTTAAGCGAGGATGATTACAACGTTATCAAAGATACACGCGCATTTAAGAATATGTATAATCTAGCGTTGGGTGAATGGAATGCAGCGAGCAATACACCCAAGCGGGTTAAGCTCAAAGCTGCGGCAATGACAGAAGAAGTGTTGCCCATGTTCTATGCCGATATAGCGGAACGCAAAGAAAGCTTAACGGCTCGCGTAAGCTTGCTCCAGACCTTATCTAAGATAGGGGGTTTGGGCAACCCAGAACCGTTGCCACCGGGTGGAGGTAATCACCAATTCTTTAAACTGGAAATCCATCTGCAAGGGCGCAAAGACCCGATTGTTATTGATGGACAGCCCTTAACTGCCAGCAGTGATATGGATGTGGTTGGGTATGGTATACCAATGGAGGCCGTGAATGATCAAGAAGGGCAAGAAGCTAGCGAAGCAATTGGTGAAAGACTTAACGAAAGCCCTCTCGCCGCAAACGAACCGTTTGACGAGTTCTAAAGAAAGCGCAGAAAGGAAATCTGGGGGAGGTGGTTACTCCTATCTGCCGGTCCTCGCCATGCGATGGAAGCAGATGACAATAAATTACTATTATGCCGAGCCAGAGGGTTGTTCTTATGTTGTCAATCGCAGAAACGGTAAGTTTAGTTGCTACTGGATAGCAAGTGTGAAAAACGATGATAAACCAGATGCAATCATATTGGGTGATATGTTTATGAACGTATACGAAGCGCAAGAAGTGTGCGAGGCATGGGAATATGAGCGTGTGAAGGGGATAGAGAATGGATCAGCGACCCAAAAGCTCATTGAATAAACCAGAGAGCATAATGATTCTTGAACGAGTAACAAAATTACTCGACAGGATTTATCCTAACCCTACACACATACAAAAAGCTTATGTTGCCAACGCCCTGCTTATGATTGCAGCGCGCATGATGGCGAATTGGCCCGACCATATCATTGATGATTTCATCGCGTTATGGAAGCAAGAGGTTATGAAAGCGAGAGGTAAACCTAATCCTCCAACCCCGCCTCTTTCCTCATAAGATAATCCAACGCCTCTTCCATACCCATAATCCGTACATGTAACCAATGCACATACCACGATAAAGAGAATAACCACAAACCTACTATAAGAACGATCCATAACATATTATCTGAACTTCCATGTATGCCCATATTGGTTCTTTTCGACCACTGTCATCTGATCGGTCTTCAGTATCTGCACAGTAAACTGATTGTCTTGTATAGCGGTTATGATAGCCGGTATCCACACTTCCTTAACATCGGGAACGCCCATATCATACCTTCGCTCATAGTCGAACTCAAGCCGCTTGAGCAATATAATTCCATCAATTAATAATTTATTCTTTAAGTCCACGCTAGCGCGCTTACCCTTGGTCTAGGACGAATAATTTTTCTTCTGTTAACCACTCGCCCCAGCAACCATGAATAAGCGCTCATCGACCCGGCAATCAAACAAACGTATTGCAGCGCATCGGAGACATGCGAGAAATTGTTCTTATCGGGTATAGAGCGGGATTGATCGTATCGATCTTTGGTATACCGATACCCCCCGTTCATCGCCTGAACTAGAGTAGGACATTTAGCTCGGTCAAATAGGACAGCCCCTCCTCCATCGATTTGTCGAAGCAGCATAGCCTCAACGCTTCGGATACGCGGGTCAATGTCGTTTGTCGGCGCACGCTCGGCGGGAAGGCCAAGCGAGGTAAGAAGATCGAAATGGTTAAGCTCAAAGAGACTGTCTTTGTACTCTCCACTGGGATCTCCAACAACAACAATCGGCAGTCCAGCGTAACGCTCCGTGAGCAATGCCGGAATAAGATTTTGCTTGACGTGCTGTTCAAGGCCGATATCAACTCCTGCGACCTCTTCCAAGCACTGGAGCCTTCCTCGGTGATCGAGTTGAGTGATAAGTGACCAAGGGTTTCGTCCAAAGTCTTGGCCCACAACAAGTAGCCGCGCGGGAACAGGCGATAGGGTTTCTCGGACGTGGAACTCATAACGGAAGCTTTCTTGGTATACAGCGGAACCTGAAACGTCCCTGCCAAACTCAGCCATAACATAACGTCTAATATAATCTTCTGTGCCTAACGTTGCTAATCTATTGTAATACCCTCGCCCCTGCGCTATACGTGCGGGATGCCCCTCTGGTAACATTAACGTATCGGCAGTCTGATCGAGGTGATCTAAGTTCTCAGCTTCAAAGCTCAGACCGCTAGGCTGACGAAACACCTGCCACAAAGGAGGCGCATTTAAAATAAAATCGCACCATGGCGTATTCACGATTGGCATATTGGTATCGGCTATGATCCCTCGCCATGTTGGTGCGCCAAACTCTTCATTGGGAAACCGGCCACATCGTCCGGCAATATGAGATAAAAGACCTATATCGATCTCAGAAGCTTCGTTTATGTAGGCCCCAGTTAACTGTGTAGAGAGTAGACGTTTTATATCTTCAGGGTTCTCTAGAGGGATATACATCCACTCGCTATATATGTCACCATAATCTACATACATCGTGCTTTCAGACACTCGCCAATCCGCAAGCGCACCGAACCAACCTCTCGCATCTTTTAGGACTGTGGCCTTGGCGTCCTTGAGTGATTGTCGGATAATAGCCCAGCGAGAATAACGTCTACCGTCAGAGGCGGGAGCTTGTTCTCCCATACGTCTGGCGATCTCAACCAAGCATGCAGTTGTCTTGCCCGATCCGACAGGTCCACATAAGAGCCGCCCAAAAGCATCGCTCTCCAAGAATCGGGATATTGTGGGAGGTGCATAATATGTCCAGCCGCGTTGGACGGGCGTGTTCGATTGCATGCGTTGCCTTGTAACTCTCTAGCATGTAAGCGTACGCAAACATGCTACACTTAGAACGCACACACGCTACGCATGGCAACAGAAAAGAACTAATGTAGCCCAAACAAGTATATGATAATCTGACCACCATAAGCAATCGAGAATGCAATTGCTAGGATAATCAGCGGATCGAACCTCATTTCGTTAACTGCCAGCAGTTAAGAAAAAGCCCTCCCCGCCAAGGCAATGAAACGGGGAGGGCTAAAAACGAGGTTTACGTGGGCCGTGACCCCGTATCCCATATTTACTATATCTGATGGGATATGTCAAGTATGTTTTTTCAGAAAAATTCACCCCCAAAAATTCTGGAAAGAGGGGTTGACTTTCTCTTATTCAGAAACAAACGCATTGCGTTTGCGAAATGTTCCTGATTCGTACACGGGCTGTTCACTGATGTTCGTATGACTGACACATGACGCTTTTGTGATGGTTGTGTGATAGTACTGTGTTTATATGTATGAAAGGGTTTTGAGGGCCAGGTCTATTGCACGACTACCTAAGCGCCGCCCGCGCTGGTACATTGAATGGTCCAGAGCCCATGGTGGGGCTCTGGACCTAGTGTGTCGCTCTTACTTCGTAAGAGCGTTGAACGATACCGCTTTGGCGGAAGCCTTCGGCTTGTCGTCATCAGGGACGATAGCCATGGACAACTTGCCGAAGTTGTATCCGAACACCGCCTTGGAACCGGCTGGAACACGGCCCTTTAGGGCCGTCTTGAACACCGCCTCAAACGCTTCGCGTTTGTCGGCTGCGAGCTTCCGTGCGGCCAGATACTCGCTGTAGGGCTTCGACAGTTGGGCGGGAAGCGTCGTGGTATCAACTTCCGTCCAATCGCCCTTAGCAACCTTGTTCGCATATGCCATGTGATCTACTCCGTTATGGACCGCCATCGGTCCTGCCAGCCAAGCGGCGGGGAATTTTGGCCGCCGCTTGGTATCGGTTAACTGCTAGCAGTTAGTGCGTTGCCGAGATAAACGGGAGGTGTATATACTCTTGCTGCGCAACCCTATCGGATATAACCCTGTATTGGTTTGTATCCAAATCGAGTATATTTGCAGCGTAGCAGTAAGCTTCACCGCGAGTAAATGAACCAATCACGTGGTCAGCGTACAGAATGAAATAACCACGATACTCGACGTTCTTGCTCACATAGTCTTCCATTTGATTTCTCTACTAGGTTAGAGGGCTGCGGCTCGCTGGCCGCGCTGGCAAGCGGCGGGGAGATACATGGCAAGAAAATAACATTAATGTTATCGTTAATGTTAAATATAGATAGCTTCTTATTAGTTATTAGATATTAGATTTTACACTTTCCTATATACTGGAGTAATCCATTTTTAAGGCAGAACCCAAACGTCAAGTTGACATAAACCTCTCTATACTTATCTCTTTAATTTTTGAAAACCCATCTAATAAGAGTTTGTAATTAGATTTATCAACGATTTCAATGACTTACAATAGGATGCTCACCTTATCTAATAAGATCTAATAATCGCTAGCGGCGGGCCGTCGCGTCGTTGACTGCTAGCAGTTAAGCCGAAATGCCTTAATGTTGACGTAATTTTTCCTTAATTTAAACATCATTGTGGTATAATGATGTCAACGTTGAACACAAACATTAAAGTTTGATGTTTGCATCAACCTAAACTTAAATGTTGGAGATCAAGTTATGCCTCAAGGTGAATATCTACGTAAACATGCAGATCCACGTAAAATCTGCGAACGTCTCAACGACGAAATTAAGCGTCTTTCATATCAATGTAAAACAGATCGGCAGAGAGAACTAAACAACTTTCTTTTTCTTGCCGCAACTGAGCTTACGAATACTTTCAACTCGACGGCAGAACCTTCACTGCAAGCAGTTAATGGGGGCGATCATGGGCAATAATCTAAAAGCTGTAAAACTGGCATATCAAGCTTTAGAAGCTATAAGCCAATTACAATCATTAGAAACTAAGATGGATCAAACTCCAGAAGATAAAAACGCAACCTTTGAATTATACAAAGATGTAGAGCGGCTTACTTGTTGGTATGAAGAACGCTTATCACCAGAAGAGTGGAAGGAATTACGTTCAAGCAAATAAAGGAACACAACAATGAAATCGGGAACGTTTGCGCTGTTGGTGCTTTGTGCCGGGGTGGTTGTGTGGTTGTATTTATCACACCACACCGTATCAATTAGCATACCTACACCAGCACTACCAGTTTTAACTCAAGATCGAGCGGAAGTGTTGCTATGTGACAAGGAGGTGGACCTATTATTGCACAGTAAAGATCCAATAGAAATCGCACGGGCTGGTATTATTATCCAATCCGTCAATTGCGGGATAGGTAAAAGGTTATAGCACCATACTATTTTTCGGTTTTTCACGCGAACCGTGCAACCGCCGCGTGCGAAATTTCGGGTCAGCCGAACGATTTTGCAACCGCTGGTTAGTTGACTTGCTCACTGCCAGCAGTTAAACTATGGGCTGGTGCAGGATAGTATACTACAAATTAACTTGACAGGTGGTGACGCACCCAGCATCTGTACGTATAATGAAAGGCAAACAACTATGGCACAAGGCAAGCGTAAGGTTAATCTGGGTAATGGGAACAATGTTGCTCCCACCCCCGTTGAAAATACATCTGCGAGCGAGGTGCTTGCAGGTCTAGCGCAAGAGGGCGCAGATACAACTCAAGAAAGCACTCCACCTATGGCTGAACAAACTTATACTACAGAAAACGTGATGCCTCTTCCTGATGCTCCAATCCCTAATGGGGAGGTGGAGGTGGATGAGGACTTGGTTGGTGCCGGTACTGGCGTCAATCAGCGCTCGTCCATCGCGGATAAGCGCAAGTTCTATATCAACGAAATTCGCAAGCTTGGTCGCGCTTACCAAGGGGCTGCGGTTTCTACCCTTGGATTGGCTGAAAAGCTGCTCGAAGGGACTGTGATCGACGCATTTGCTTACGCTGAATTGCCCAATGGCATGAAGCAGGATGATGCGCTCGAAATGTACAAGCTGTTCCGTATGCCCAACAAGGACAGCAAGCCAATCGATGTCTCTTCGACCGACTTCAACTCGAACGTCGCGAAGTATCGCAATATTATCTGCCTCGGCATGAACCATAAGAGCGACGCACAACAGTGGTTCGGGGAGGTGATCGACGTTATCGAGGAGAAAACCGCCTCTCCCGATATCAAGAAGTCGATGAAGAACCTTCGCGGCACATTTGAGTTTCTTGCCGATGTTGTGCGCGAGCAATTGGATCGGGACGGCAAGGGTGGCGGGTCTGCGCCTCTTATGGACGAGGATGAGATCTTCAAGTCCTTGCTCAAGAAGGACAAGGTGTTCAATGACGACGCCATTACGGCGTTGGTTGAAGCTTACAAGAAGCTCAACTTGGCGCGTGACGGCAAAACGCCGTCTAAAAGCGGCAAGGGTGGGTTCGTCGGTATCAAGGATCAGCAACTTGTGGATATCATCCAGACGCTGCAAGATTATGCGTTCAATGATCTCGATCCCGGCAATGCTAACCGCTTCAAGGCGGCAACTGCCAAGCAGAAGCGCACTCGGCGCGTGATCAAGGCGCCTACCGCAACACCGGGTAATGGCGCGGACCAGACGGTATCCGATGAAGAGGTGGAAGCTCAACAGATGGGCGACCAAGAATGATTAACTCTTCAGTTGCTCACACTGCGCAAGCTTGTGTGAGTTAACTGCAAGCAGTTAACAAGCCGTGGAGCTAATCACTCCACGGCGTTTTTGTATCCTCAAACCAGTAGGTAATCAAATGGACACACTTATCAACCTTTCCGCTGCTTTCATTGGTATTGCTATCCTCGTTTTATTTATCGGGTCTGCATTAGGTGGGTCGGATGATAACGTATGGATAGTAGCTGGTGTTATCCTCGCTGTTATTCTTCTCATTGGCGCTTAATGGAGATAAGTAATGGACAACAAACACAAAGATGCTATCTATAATTCGCTAATGGATATCAAGGTCAATGTGCATATTGCAATTGAAGCGCTAGAGGTGAACGATACCAAAAGTGTATCGAAGTCCATGGGTTTTATTATTGAGCGCTTGCATGTTATTCATAATACTATGGGTTATGTTGCAATGGATGCGCTGATGGATAAGATCGAGGCGTTGCCATTTGATGAGGGATACGCTTTAGCAGCAGAAGCAATCAAAAACAACCCTCATATCATCTTCTATGATAGGATGGCACAATGGACAAAGGATCACATTAAGTTAATTCATACCAAGCTCAAGGAGAAAGGAGAATGAAAGGTAAGATGTATCTTGCATTCAGCGCTGGACTGAGTGCTAGACGTGCTGAATTGGCGATGACTTCTAACCCTTTTGGCACAGATACCGCAGAGCAGCGCAAATATCACGCAGCATGGCTCAATGGATGGGAGACGGAGGATAGGTTCATAAGGATAAGAAATGACAAGGCAGGATTACCAAAGGATCGCTAAAATCCTCTATCAGCACCGCGTGCCAAAGCGCGATAGTGTGGAGTATCACCACAATTGGCTGAATACGGTGAAAGCCTTCGCCATTATGCTGCAAGAAGACAATCCACAATCCTTTAACCGTTCTACGTTCTTCCAGCATTGTGGCGCAGTGAGTGGTGATGCTGCTATGTTCCTCCAGCTAGTGGATGCAAAGAAATGAAACAGAATGAGTTCAAGAAGTGGGCAAAAAAGCATGGTTTGTGGCCTAACCATAAGCTCCGCATAAAGCTTGGTACTGCGCCTCTTCCACCAGCTAATAACAACATTAGCTGTATCAAATTACCACCTCAACCTAAGTAGGCAACATATGAAAGAGAGCCAGATCAAGCGTATCGTCGTTCTGCGTCAGACGCTAAGGGATTGCGCACGTCCCTTGCGTGATCTTGAGTTGTTGCGCGAGGTAATGGACGAGTTGATGACCATATTGCTGAATGAACCAAGTGATGAGCGCAATATCTATATCAACGATCCACGCGACTAACTGCTAGCAGTTAACCCAACCAGTAGAAGGAAATATTCTGATGCCGTACTATCGCCATGATTGCTTCAATCCGCATTGTTGCCACTATGCAGGATCGAGCGAAGAGTTGAAGGTCGATGTCTATACCTATCGCAACCTGCATGAGAAACCCTCCATGATCATTCGCAAATCAGATGAGGGCCATGATTACCTCTGCATGGAGGTGGAGTTCTATCGGGATATTGAGAAAGCTGAGTTTGATGCCGGTCTTGATCTTAAAGCTCTCAGCGATCATTACAATCTGATCAATACTGCACTGCGTATATACGACGCTTATGTGGCTTGCGAAAATCGGAAGACGACTATCACAACTTCCTAATTTTAGGGATTGACAGTCGTAGACAAGGGTGGTAGCCTAAACAGAAAAAGGATGTCAAGGCAATGGGTATATTTGGGTGGTCTTATCCTCCCGGTGCGGCGGGTGATCCTAACGCACCATACAATCAGACTGATGAACCATGCGCAATGTGTGGCAAATGGTCAGATGATTGCATCTGTCCTGAATGCCCGGAATGTGGAGAACATGGTAATCCTAAATGTTATATCAATAGCGAGAGTGATACAAGGCATGGTCTGCTCCCTTCACGGGAGCAGATCGTATCCCTCGCTGAAGCTGCTGCGCAATGGGCGGCGGATAACGCTGCTATTGATGAAGCTTATCTAGGAGGAGCAGAAGAGAAATGGCCGTGATCGATCAAGACTATATGGACATGATCAAGTATCGTTGGTGTTCATGTGGCAGTAAGCTGCCCAAGCATGCGCTCTACGATGGGCATGGTATCTTTCTCACTTATGCATGTGAGAAGTGCGAGAAGAAAAAGCTTTCCGGCTATCGGTCTGACATTATGGATCGATATGAGTGCGACGAACCAATCGATAGCGATTAATATAACAGCCCGGTTATACCGGGCATTTGGTAATTAAGCGTAGGAGCGTGGGCCGTGCCAAAGAAAACCTTATCAATAAAAGAAAAATATACAGTGATGCAATACATCGAAACTCACTGTTCTCGACCGCCTGATGATCAATACGCTACGTGGGATAGCGTAGCCAAGACGGATCAGCATGTAGCTGATTTGTTTAAGCCTACCATACCCAATATCAATGCAGGACATGTGCGTGGGATGCGGCAAGAATTAAACTTATTGCTAGAGCCGTCTCGTTTCTTCAATAAACAACGTGATCAATCTATTGAGGATCTACGTGTTAGCGTAAAGCAGTTAGAGGCGCGTGTTGAAGCGCTGGAGGACAAATACACAACACCTCCAAAGATACCGGGGTATGTTGATCGATCATATCCTCTCGCCACCAATACGTTGGTCAGAGGGTTGCTAGCTGATACCAGCGATGTAGCCATTGTAGCTGGCACTGATTTCAAGAGGAAAAAGCATGACAACAGTAAAAGATAAGCAGATTGCCCAGCTTAAACTGCTAGCAGTTAACTGGGGCGAAGAGGAGCAGAGGGCTCTTGTTGAAGGGAATACGGTAAGAGCTACTCGTTGTCATGAGAACATGGAGAGTGACCTAGCGTTCATCAAATTGCTCGAAACCCCTCCTACTCCAACGGGGAACTATACAAGGTTCGGTACTGGAATACCGGAGCAAATGATCGCAGTAGGTCCGCACGAAGCAATACAAAAGGCATACTATGATCGCTTTCACCGTGCGAAACAAATCTCGCCCAGATCAGATGGCGATGATCATAAAGAACTTCCGCCCAGTAAAGCTGGATAAGCGTGGATGGGAGTTAAAACTAGACGACGAAGGCAACTGGAAGCGTACCAAATCATGGTATGCCCCCGGTATGCCGGTATATGAGTTCGACTTATACTTCGCCAAGAGTAGGCGCTACTACGGCACAGAGTATGTTCGAGCCAGAGACAACCGGCAAGCAAAGCGCAAGATCAAACACCTATACCCGTGGGTAGAGAGATACGATTTTGGAGAGAGCTATGCCGACTAAGAAAGCAAAACATCTTTCAGATCTACCTGATAAAGGTGAAGAGTTCATGCAAGGTGTTATGAGCATTATCTCACCTTTATGCCCTAATTGCCGCTTAGAGTTACTAGGCTTTATCTGCGGGACCGCAGTAAAGCAAATTCATGAGAAGCAAAGGAAAGATTACCTCAGAGAACTTATCTGGAATATAATGATGGCGGGTGAAATGCTCCCCGGCTTTACAGAACAGAATGAAGAAGATGAAACAGATGGGGAGACAATACACTAATGGCAACGAACGAATATATACAATTCAGACTAATTCACATGCCGTGCTGTCATATTCTGATATGTTGGGTTAACCCTCGTCGTCCCAACTATTGTCCTGAATGTGGCACAAGGATATTCCATCTCTTCCCTCGCGAACAGTGGGAGGCACAGTGGTCTGAAGCGTGGTTGCGCATACAAGATTACGATAAGGCTATATACAGCTTCGGTGAAACCGAAAAGCACAGCAAGCCTTCGGAAAAAACGGCTTGACAGGCCGTGACGATACGTGCTAACCTAGTAGTTCAATAGAGCTTCATGGCGCATGGGGGAGATGACCATAGCCATGAGGGCGTCGGGGTGGAGCAGATGGGAGGTAATCGCGTACTACTCCACCCCGCTCGTCTAACTGCAAGCAGTGAAGGGCAACAAATGAAAGGAACGATCAAAAGAGGATCAGGTAAGCGAATGATCACGTTGGGGCATAAAGCTAGTAGGTTAATAGGAGATGCCCCAGAAGTCTACCATGTATCCAAACATGCAAAACAAAAACAACATCCCTCTAAACTGAAAGGCAAAAGGCAATGATACTATCACAGTTGGAAGAAAGACTACCAGCACTCTATTTCGCATCATGCGAAGACAATGGCGCAGTGCCATACATTACCAGCCCTCCCGGTCGAGGTAAGACCTCGGTCATCAAGCAGTTCCCCAATATTATGAAACAGATTGACCCAGGAGGGAACTATGGGTTGATCGTATTGAACGGAGCGTGCCTCAATATCGGCACCATGGGTGGATATCTCCAGTTCGGCCCATTGGTCAAGGGTAAGCCCACATCTTTGTTCTCTCTGCCGCATTGGTGGTGGACCAAAGAAGGCAAAATGATGGAGGACTACGACGGAGGTATCCTCTTCGTCGATGAAGCGGACAAGATGCCGCCAGATGAAAGCAAGACTGCGGGTGAAGCAGCATATGACAAGGTGTGGATGACACACAAGCTATCGCCGGGTTGGGCGGTATGGTTCGCCGGTAATCGCGTACAGGACAAGGCTGGCTCTAACAAGCAGTTTAGCCATCTGATTAACCGGCAAAGAGAAATCGCCATTCGCGATGATACGGAAAGCTGGAAAACATGGGCAGAACGCGCTCATTTGTTGCCGGAAGTGATCACATTCGGCGAAGCCTATTCGCAATGGTTGTTCCAAGAGATGCCAAAGGACTTGGCTCCGTGGTGTACACCACGCACATTGCATCAAGCTGAAATCCATCTAAAGGCTCTGATGCGAGCATACAACGATAACAAACTGCCTACCGATCCTACCGTGCAAGAGGAACTGGGCGGCGGCATTGGGCCGGGTGCTGCTAAAGATCTTATCCGTCATATCCGCGAAGGTCAGGACTTGCCCACCTATGAGCAGGTTATGGCTGCTCCTAAGAGCGCACCAGTGCCAGTAAAGCCTGATGGACGGCGGTTGATGGCGTATCGGATTGCGGATAGACTGACGAAGCCTGATGTTAAGGGTGCCATGGACTATATGGATCGATATGGCGATGAGTTCCAAGCCATATTTGCCCGTATGGCAATCCATAAGGACTATGAGTTCGTGTTTGATCCCGCGTTTGGGGAGTGGTGTGATAAGAAAGCGCACTTGATCGCTCTGATTGAGCGGTACAAGAACGCTAGCAAACACTAACTGTCGGCAGTTAAGCATGACCTTCTTCCTCCCGACTACTGGCAGCAGTACCCAATGGGGCGGGGATATGTGGATGGCGCGTGGTACGGGAACGCGCCTCACTATCGCATTCTCGCAAGAGATGCTCAACATGAAGACGAAAGGCAATAAAATGCGAGTTGTGTTTGATCTAGAGATTAAGGCTGAAATAGACAGCTATGATCTCAAGCAACGCGAAGTATTCGTAAGGTTGATGTCAGAAGCTGCAAAGCAGTTGCACACAAAAGCTGTTCTGCTATCGCAGCATGTGTCACCCAATATGAAGGTGACGGTATCTGATACCAGCGGTATCAAAACCATTAACATCTTTGCGGGAGAAAAGGATAATGTATAAAGATTTTTCTCCCGTTGCCGGGGATATCTGGCCTAAGATAAAGCTTACGACCGCTCACGCTAAACCGTGGGAAGAAACGCGAGCGGCGGCATTGTGGGCGCTACCATATATCACTGATGTGTGGTATGCGATGATGGTCGATAGGAACGGAGAAACCGCATGGTTTACCGATAAGATCGAGACTGCGGCCACAGATGACAAGTATATGTATATCAATCCAGTCTTTCTCTTTGGGCATCCGCTCGAAGAGAGAGTGTTTATCTGTGCCCATGAAGTGCTTCACTGCATCTTCAATCATTGTGGTTTAATGTATGCTCTCGGTAAAGAGGGCAAAGTCAGATACAGTGATGGTGACGTATTGCCGTATATCCACAAGCTGATGAATATCGCCATGGATTGCTTGATCAATGCTATGTTGGTCGATGCTGATGTTGGCGGTAAACCTGATAGTGCGTGGTATCTGCCAGAGATTATCGATGGGAATATGAACGCATTGGAGGCGTATCGTATTCTCTACAAGCGATGGAAACAGCCCGGTAAGCGCCCTTGCAAATCTGACGACGACAAAGAGGGCAGCGATGGCATGGAGATTATTCTTATCCCGTCTGATGAAACAGGTCAAAGCTTCGATATCCATCTAGAGCCGGGTCAAGGGCGCGGTCTATCGCCAGCACAAGCAGAAGCAGAGCGTAATCCGCAAGAATGGGATGATGCTGTTATGTCTGCCATGCAATCGGCGCGTGCTGCTGGTAGGCTTCCCGGTAACATGGAACGCATCTTTAAGCTTAATATGGAGGTGCCGACACCTTGGCAAGACTTGATGATGATCAGCGTATCACAAGGTATTGGGCGCGAGGGTCATTCGTGGGCGCATTTGGATGGCGAGTTCGCCATTCGCGGTATTGGCTTTCCTAGTCGAGTACGCCACGGGTGCAATTGTGCGGTCGTGGTTGCCGATACAAGCGGCTCGATTAATCAACAGACCATGAATATGTTCATGTCGAACATTGCAGTCATCTTGAGCCAAGTTCATCCTAAAGAACTGTGGTTCTGTGATTGTGACACCCAAATTTATAATTGGGGGCTGTTGGATAACGTCTATGACTTGGAGAGCAAAGTGCGCGGTGGAGGCGGTACAAGCTTTCATCCGCCATTCCAAAAAGTGGAGGAGGAAGGTTTAACGCCTGAAATCTTAATTTACTTTACCGATCTCGAATGTTGGGGAGCATTCCCAGATGATCCCGGCTATCCGGTCATTTGGGCATGTATCATCCCTGAAGTTTCTGCTCCATATGGCACAACGATCTATGTGCCACCACTCAAGGAAGACCCGGAAACGCTATGACATTTATATTTGCACAACATGGCGCAACGTCATGGGGGTTTCAAGTTGGTAAGTATTACCTATACTTGAACTATCCTCGGTTCTGGCGAACATCGGGGTTCATATCTTATGGAATAGACACAACCAGTTCCTGCCGGTAGGATGTCTACTCGTCAGCCGGAACGATGGCATCGGGATAGGTAATCGTTGAGTAACGTGGAGCCTTCAAGGTTTAGTTCGGGTCTATCGGTAGGTAGCCATTTGTCTACCCGTGAAACTAAACAAACCATCGTATTACTTTCCTCTAACTAGTGAGACAAGGCAATGAGAACTTCCCCAGTTTCCTACCACTTCCGTAGGTTCGTGCAAGATAGAATTGAGTTGGATGCAACGGACGTTATCCGCAAGGTAGCTCCTGTTATCAGCCTCGACGCATTATATGATGCATTTGGGGTATCTCCAGATGATAAAGAAACGCTGCTCAAAGCGGATGAACGCGCATGGTATCGGCACCACAACACCTATAAAGTGCAGTTAAGAGGTTTCGGCACTATTCGCGAGGTGCCAGTTGATATTAAAGCGCCCCTACCACGCCAGTATGGATACATAACTGCTGGCAGTGAACTCGCCCCTACTTTTAAATTCACTCAAGAATGGTCGATCCTGCATTACATCACCTCGGAAGTTATACAATATGTATCGCGAACGGCAGTTGCGGGGGTATTCCCTTGGCTTCCTGATGTTGTTCGCGAAGAAGAATACAACTATGAAAAGGATGCAAAGAACCGTAACTTTCATGCCAAGTATTCGATTAGACAGTCAGAGGATAAAAGGAAATTCCATTCGTGTATGATAGCACTCACACTACCGCCAAAGAATATTCCTGTTGTGCCGACCGTGGCAAGAGAAGCTATAGCGTTGGGCAACAAGCTATATACTCAATTTCGTTTGCTCAAGGATCGCCCTATTAGAAACGTAATGGAAGGTATGATCAGAGTAGAAACAAAACTAAGTGACGACTATGTGCCACAGCATATCAAAGATGCTGTTGAGGAAATGAAGGACTTTCAGAATACTCTGAGGTTCCAGAACGCTTGGGATTAACTGCTAGCAGTGAAGGAGTAGCCAGTGACAGGTTTCATCTACAAGTCGTATAGCTTTGCCGATAAAGACCCCATGATCGACACCGTGCGGACTATTGTACAAGAAAGTGGGGAGACACTAAAGAAAATATCGGAGGATAGTGGCGTCGGTGCGCAGACTATCTCCAAATGGTTGTATGGGGAGACTAAGCAGCCCAGAGCGGCATCCGTGAATGCCGTATTGCGGGCGCTTGGTTACAAACTGGAGATAACCATTATCGGTTATCAGTCGGAAATCAAGCCGACCTACCTTAAGGCGGCTAAGGTTTACAAGCTACCACGGGCAGGTTAACACGGAGTAAAGGCAATGACTGTGAAGTTTAGGGTTGGGTTTACGATTGACGGGCAAACATTGTTTGCTATGATGTCTAAGTTTCTACCAATAGAAAACCTTATTGTGGAAGAGATGATCGAGCAACCGCGACCAGATCCAGCAATACGCTTCGATAAGAAATTTGATCTTAAACCAATACCCTCCGGCGCAATGAAAATTCTTGCTGCCGCCAAAAAGAAGCCTAAGCATAATCGCAAGTCACCGGGACCGGACTTGACTAGGGGGATTAACGCGATTATCATTAATCTTTTGCGCGACGGCAAAACGCATAAAGCGCAAGAACTTAGGCCAATGCTTAAAGCTCAAAGTTATTCAGATAGTTCGGTAAGTTCACGTATAGAAGAGTTGCGTAAACATGGCGTCGTAAAGCACATGGGCAGTGGCACATGGAAACTGATAGACCGCTTCTTGCCCCCAACCGACACGACCGGGGGTGGAGAAAAATAGAGATCATCACATTTATCGTGGAGACTGATCAAAGCTGGCGCTTCTGTATCGAGCCGATAGGGTGGCGAGATACAGTATGGGAGCGCAGTGGATATGTGGAGCTAATCCAATGGAAGAAATTAACATAGTTGATATTTGGTTTCGGCTGCGTGACCAGATGATGAAAAACCAACAATGGGGGGAAGCCTCTTCCCTTCGCCCACCATCATTACGTGACGCCTGTTATGCCTACGTGCTGTCGATACGGTCAGATGCGCCCACTGATCCAGAAATGATTGAGAGCTACGTTAACGGTTTAGAACTCGGAGCAATAAGCGCTCTACGTGAGGCGTGGAAGAAGAAAAATGATTAGCTGGATCATAGTTGGTGTATGGATAGGGTTCATAATTGCTTATGTCACCTATCACATCGGCTATGTGCGCGGCTATAAGGCTGGGCTAGCTTACGGCATGGAGAAGCTTGAAGATTACCACCATCATACGTTGACAAACTTGCGAGGGCTTGGCAAATGAACGGTTTTTATACACACCTTGGCGATCTAGCGGACATTATTGATGATGCCGTGGAGGCGTTGCAACAGTTAAGATATGGCAACGAACAAGTAGCAAGGGTGAAACTACTGAAAGTTTCTAATGGTGCGCTATCGCTTTACAATGCGCTTACCAATAAAGAGTTAACTGCTGACAGTGAAGGCGAAGGAGAGTAAAGTGCGAAGGATCTTCCTAGATTTTGAGACGTTCTACTCTAAGACGTATACGCTAAGAACGGTGACGCCGTTACAGTATATACTTGATAAACGTTTCGAGATGCTAGGATGTGGGGTGGCGGAAGATAATGCGCCACCCTTTTTCCTGCCGCAAGAAAAAGTTATTAGTTATCTGGAAAACATTACTGAGCCATACGCAGCAATAAGTCACAATGCCTTATTCGATATGACCATACTCGCGTGGCGCTATGGTATCCATCCTCCGCTCATGGTTGATACTATGAGCATGAGCCGCGCACTCATTGGGCACGTTACCAAACAATCCCGTGTATCGTTAGAGAAAGTGCTTGAGTATTTTGGTTTAGAAGCCAAGCTTACTACCATTAAAGATATGGAGGGGGTTAACTTCCAAATGCTTACTAGTAATCGAGATTTGTTAATGATGTTTGTCACCTATACATTGCGCGACGTGCGCGGTTGTCGAGAGATATACAATTTATTGATTGATAACTTTCCCGCTTCAGAGTTGCGGGTAATGGATCGCGTCATTCGCATGACCACTATGCCACAATTACTGCTGGATGAACTAAATCTTAGAATATACTACGGTGATATTATGAGAGCTAAGAGAAAACTATTAGATGTATTGGGCTATGATCGTGCCAAGTATATGAGCAATGACCAATTTGCTGATCTATTGCGACAACGCGGTATCGATCCACCAATGAAAATGTCAGCAAGAACACATAAGATGACCTATGCATTCGCTAGGACTGATGAAGACTTTCTTAAATTGCAAGAGCATCCCGATGAGGAAGTGCAAGCGCTTGTCGCTGCACGGTTAGGGCTTAAGTCTACCATTGAAGAGACACGTACCGAGCGCTTCATCCACATGGCCGAGTTAACTGCTAGCAGTTACGGCGCTACATGGATGCCGGTCCCGCTCAAATATAGTGGCGCGCACACTCATCGTCTGAGTGGCGATTGGAAGCTGAATATGCAGAACCTATCGACACGTAAGACGAACGTGTTGCGTTCCGCTATCCGAGCGCCCCATGGATGTGTTATCCTCGACGTAGATGCATCACAGATCGAGGCACGACTAGTCGCATGGCTAGCAGGGCAGCAGAATTTACTTGAGCAGTTTAGTGATCCACTTAATGACGTGTATGCATGGTTTGGTTCACAAATCTACGGCTACCCCATCACCAAGAAAACTCATCCGATTGAGCGGTTTAACTCCAAGACGATTGTGCTAGGGCTTGGCTTCGGCATGTCGGCAGCAAAACTATTGGTTAAGCTTACTTTCGATGCGCTCGAAGCTGGTATCAACACTGTATATACGATAGAACAATGCCAAGCATGGGTGGATGCTTATCGTACCCTCTTCCCATGGATACCTTATCTGTGGAAGCGTTGCGGTTGGATACTGGAAGCCATGATGGACCCAACGTGGCCAGAGCAAGATCCTATTGGACCATGTGTGACAGAAGGGCAAACTATCTTGTTGCCAAGTGGACTGCGCTTGTATTACAATGACTTGCAAACTGTTGAAGGGAATACAACTTATTTGTATGGCAGCATGAGGCGTTATATATACGGCGCGAAGCTAACTGAGAACATCGTGCAAGCTTTAGATTGGATACATGTCATTGAGGCGAACATGCGTATCGAGGATCGATGCGCTCGTCAAGGTTTAGATATTAGATTAGCACTGCAAGTACACGACGCCAATGCTTACGTGGTACCGCTTGACTGCTTGCAGTTAGTAAAGGAGATTGCGCTAGAAGAGATGTGCCGATCACCTAAATGGGCTCCTGATATTCCACTCGCAGCGGAAGCTAAGTATGGGCAAAGCTATGGGGGCCTAGAGAAGTGCTAAAAAACCGAAATCCGAACTGTTTTTTCGGAAAAACATACTTGACAGGAACTGACGTTTCTGGTATGGTGTTAACTTCGGAGTAGTATGATGACACTAGTAAACCTACTGCCTAAGCCTGAAGTCGATGAAATCACTTTGATGTATCGACTTAATATCACCTTCACTGAAGCATCCATCCTCAAGCAGATGTGGCTAAACGGCAATAAAGGAATTAGGCAATATCCTCCAGTGCGTGCTACTCGTCAACACATCTACAACATGCGGCCAAAACTAGCGAAGCACAACATCGCAATTGTCAATATGAGTGCGGGCCATTATGGTATACCCATTCAGTCTCGTCTCCTTCTAGAGCGAATGTTCTCCTTCTAACTGCGAGCAGTTAAGATGGTTGGTAAACTGAGCTTTTTGGGTCAACAGCCTAAGCAAGAAGATCTGAAGCATCAGATCGATGCGCTCAAATACTATACCAATGCACCAAATGAGTATGCTGCGCGGGTGAATACTGTTGTGGATGAGGTAATACAAGCCCAAATGGCGCAAGCACAAAACTTTCGCCCAGAAGACTTTTATAGTGCTTTGGCCCATCAGGTTTCAGACCCCGGTCATTCTCATTCTATTGCCATGAACGGTCCATTTCCAGTTAATAAATCTCAGAAAGCAGCATCCATGTTATTTGGCCGATTGCATGGTATCTCCGGTACATTTGAAATGAAGAAAGATGATTTTATGCTTCCTATTGTTACCAGCGATAAAGTGTTTATATTCTTCATCCATGAGAGTAGGGCTGGGCATTTAGAGGATGATGCTGCCATCTTCCCATCCGATAAGCTGATCACTCAAATACGGTTGCTGTGGAGCTAATGATGTTTCGTGCCGCCCCAAACCCAAACCAGACATTGACCGTAAACAAGGTCAAGCCATTTGCGTGGTCCTATTCCCGTATCAAGAATTACGAGACATGCCCTCGTCGATACGAAGCGATTGACGTCAACAAGGAGTTCAAGCAAGACGAAACGGACCAATTGGATGAAGGGCAACGATTGCACAAGGCAATGGCTAAACGCATTATGTCGGATGTTGCCTTGCCACGCGAGTTCTACTACATGGAGAAACATGCGGAGAACCTAGCCAAGGTCACGCATACGCTCCAAATAGTCAATTGTGAATTGAAGTTGGCGATCAATAAGGATTATCAGGCGACGGGGTTCTTCGAGAAAGGTGTATGGGCGCGGTGTATGATCGATTATATTAAGATCGTTCCCAAGAATGAGAAACAGAGTTTTGCTCACATTGTGGACTACAAGACCGGTAAGCTACAGGACGACGATGCGCAGTTAGCGGTAAACGCCATGCTGACGTTCAGTTGTTTCAAGGATGTTGTCGGCATCAAGAGCGAATTTCTATGGACTAAGTATAACGACACACGGTCCATTGTCTTTACGCGCAGCAACATCATGGATATCTGGGGTACACTCATACCGAGGATCGACAAGCTGGCGCAAGCTCACGCAGATAACGACTTCCCGGCCAAGCCGGGTAAACTGTGCAGAGAGTATTGCTCCGTGGATACTTGCGAACATTGTGGAGTTGGAAGATGAGTGACGAACCTATGGCGCTAGTGTGCATGCGCTTAAGTGACATGCACGTAATGCACCCCGATCAATCGTGGGAATTATGCTCTAAGTGCCAGCATACGGTGGGCGTATATCCGACCGGGCAGCGAGCGTTAGCGAAATATCCAAATATGAAAATCATTTGTCAAAGATGTACCAGCATGGAGGTACAGCCGGGAGGCGATATAGTCTCTATCGAAGCCATTCCCGCTGGATCAATCGAAGAGATCATCCAAGAGAAGCGTGAAAGCGTACCGGTGGGTAAGGCATGACGACACCAGAAGGCCAAGTAAAGGTAAAAATAAATGCGATCCTTGAGAGATATCCAGTCTACGTATTCAAGCCGGTACAGTTCGGCATGGGGAAACGTGGGCTAGATTATCACTGTATGGTCGAGATAGGAGGTCTACCACTAGCATTCTTCATTGAAGCCAAGGAGCCGGGAGAAGAATTAACAGAGATACAAAATGACTTGGCTACCGAGTTAAGACGAAAATACAAGGCCAATGTATTCAAAATAGACGGATCATATGGTCTTAACTTATTAGATAGATGGTTATCGAACGTATGCAAGGCAGAGAATGATACCGCAGCAAAATCATATCATCAGTATTGACTGCATGGATGCAGGGCTGATCGGTCGCCTAACTAAGAAGTTAGGGGCGGAAGCTATTAGCGTTAACTGTAAGCAGTTAAACATTATCCATGACTACAAATCAACCAAGCTTCTTCGTGCCGAGGGGTATGACGTTCCCGCTCCAATCTTGTCACAGTACAAGTTCCCGGTTAGCGATCTAACCAAGCCAGCATTCCAAGTCCAGAAGTGGACTTCTGCTATGCTGACGATGGAGGCGCGGGGCTACGTGTTGAATGGGCTAGGTACTGGCAAGACACGATGCGTATTGTGGGCATTTGATTATCTTAGGTCAATTGGATTTGTTAATAAACTGCTAGCCATTTGTCCCTTATCTGCCGTTCATCGCACGTGGGGAAAAGAGCTAATCGAGGAGTTCCCTTGGCTCAAGTTTGAAATCCTCCACGGCACAAGAAACCAACGTCTAAAGAAGTTGGCGAAAAACGTTGATGTATACATTATCAACCATGATGGTGTTCAAGTTCTATTGGACGAGTTGATGGGTCGTAAAGATATTGATTGTGTTTGTGCCGATGAAGTGGCAACCTATCGTAACGGTGGCACCAAGCGCACTAAGAAGTTCAAGCAACTATCCATGGTAAAGGGATGGGTATGGGGCTTAACTGGTTCACCAATACCAAGGGCAGTGACGGATGTGTGGGGTCCATGCTCTGCCATTACGCCTAGCACGGTGCCAAACTACTTCAATGACTTCCGTTCGCAATTATCGCTGAAGAAAGGACCATATACTTGGGTGCCAAAACACGGCGCAGAAGAGTACGCTGTATCGTGTATGCGACCTAGTGTCCGTTATCGGCTCGATGAGATAGTCGAGCTACCGGAACAGGTGCAGAGCTACTACGAAGCACCACTATCGTCCAATCAGTTATTTGTCTACGAGGCTATGCAAGATAAAGCGATTGCCTTGATAGGTGAGAAGAAAATCGATGCAATGAACGCTGGCGCAGTGCTGAGTAAGCTGCTTCAGATAGCGCTGGGCTACGTGTATAGTCGCGATGGCACAGTAATGACATTGGATAATACACCACGATTGCAGTTGATCATTGATTTGATTGATAGTAGTGAGCATAAAGTTATTATGTTTGCCCCATTTAAGTCAGCCATTAACGCATTCTCTGGTGTACTGACGGCGAATGAAATCGAGCATTGTATTGTAACTGGTGACGTAACACTGAAAGAACGCAATATTATTTTTACTGAGTTCCAAGATACACCCAAGTATAAAGTCATGCTAGCCCATCCAGCTTGTATGGCGCACGCCCTTACCCTTACCAAGGCAACGACAACGATATGGACAGGGCCAGTTACATCGTTAGATACATTCTCACAAGCCAATGCACGCACCTATCGCATTGGTCAGGAGCATAGAACCCTAATCGCAATGGTAGGAGGTACCCCCGCAGAGAGACGAATATATCAAATACTGGGCCGTAATGAGAAACTACAAAACAACTTCCTTAAACTAGTAGAGTTACTAACACTAAAGAACGAGGCAAACTAATGGACGTAAAGGAGCTAATCAGGCGAGGCCGGTTAATCGATGCAAAGATCGATGAAATCGAAGCAAGGCATAAAGAAGAACTGAAGCAGTTTGAGGATGCGGCGAAGGCATACCGTAACCTCATTCAAGAATACATGATCGCAAACAAAATGAAGTCTACCAAAACCGATGCGGGTCAAGCCGTATTGGCAACGAAGACAAGTTTCCGTGTCGAAGATCAGCTAGAGTTCAGGCGTCACGTGACCGGGACGGAAGCTTGGGATATGATAGTCTGGGCCGTGAAGCGAAGTGCAGCAGAAACGTTTGAGGAAGCGACTAAAACTTTACCGCCCGGCGTAGCAAAATCTTCGGTGCTTGAGTTGCGTTTATTAGCACCTGAAAAGAAACGAGTGCGTAAACCAGTTCCAGCAGAAGGCGCGAGCTTTGATGCTTTCGCTGACGGAGAAGAAGAGGAAACATCGCCAAACACGGAGGCGGCACAATGAATGATCTAATGTTGCGTCAGTCGTCGCTTGCTCAACCAGAAGATTATGATGATCTTGGAGCAGGTATTCGCTCATCATTCCCTGTTTTATCCTATCGGGGCAAGGTTTGGTGGTTATGGCATCAGAGACAGGAGCTTGCTCTTGTCGATGATCAGGGTGCGCCGGTTCCAGAGATCGGCGTAACCTTGCTCAAGGTTCCCCCCAACCTGAGCAAGCGATACTTCTCTCGCCCCTACCGTCAGGGCGAGAGGGGTCGCCCTGATTGCTGGTCAGATGATGGCAAGAAGCCGCATCCTACCGCGTTGATCCCAGATCAGCCGGATGGTCGGGCAAAGCCAGCTATCTGTGCAGCGTGCTTCATGGATACGATTGGGTCCGCTACGTCGGCGGACAAGACCAAGCGGATGAAGGCATGCGCCGACTATAAGCGGGTGGCAGTTAAGCTTATCACCCCCATGTTTGGGCGTATGTTGCTGGGCAATAAGTGGGATGACAACCTCATCCCGCTCGATGATCCGGCAGAAGTGGGTATGTTGTTGCCGATCCCAACGGCAAGCTTGCAGAACTTGAAAGAGTACGGCAAGTTCCTCGAAAGCCACAAGGCGCACGCTCTTGGTCGCGTGACTTGGATTGGGTTCGTTACCAACGAAGCCTTCCCCAAGCTTACGTTCCGGCATGGAGCGGAGTTCGATGACAATACATACGTTCGGATGCGGGAGTTGCGTAACTCTGAGGAAACTACAAATATCTTGGCTCGCGAGGCAGCGACTGAGGATGCGTCCGCCGGTGAACAATTGGAGGAAGCACATCCTTCACAAACGCTGGAAGCAGCACCGCCGCCTCCACCGCCTCCCCAAGCTCCATCTAAGCCGGTAGCAGTTGTATCGTTACCGGCAGCACAAGCCGCGCCACCGATTGTACCACCTGTCCCGCAACCGATCAAGCCTGTGCCTGTCCCTGATATAGGGCAAGCCCCACCCCCACCTACACCTATCCGCCCACCCTTTGTACCGGGCGGTAGGCCAGTAACGCCTATCAATAGCGCCATCTCTAAGCCCGCTGCGGCACCGCCTAGCACAAGGACAGTTGTTCAACCAAGCACCCTGCCCCCTGTGCAAGGTGAAGGGATGGAGTACGAAGAGAAGGATATCCCACAGGAAGTTGACGCTATGTTCAACGCCCTCAAGCTGGAGGGCAAGACCGGCTAACTGTCAGCAGTTAACGATAAAAATGGGAGGGGCATAAACCCCTCCCTCTGCTGATAGGGAGCGGGTCGTGGGTCCGGTCGAACACTATTTGTCGCGTGTGGCACCTCTCGCCCAAGGAGGGTACATCAGTGTCCATCTGTTGGGTACACATGGAGGGTTGCCCGGTAAAGCATGTTCTAACTTCAAGCAAGCAATCATGCTTGTTAATTGGTTTATGGAGAAAAATCTTGACCTATTCCTATCCCAAGGTGGTCAAGAAAGACATGGACCAGTTAAGCAAGGAAAAACTATTCCTGAAGCAGACCGTACTCTGCCAAATATTTGGTGCCTTAAGTCATTACGTATGGATATTGATCGCAAACTGTACTCTTCTACCGAAAAGATGGATGTGGCGGTCGAGAAATTTTATACAGATACGGGCTTCCCCCGCTCGCCATTTGCTATTCGGAGTGGTAGCGGTGGATACCATCTATACTGGCCGTTCGATAGGTTGGTACATCCTGATGAATGGCAACCGATGGCAGATGCATTGTCTGCTGCTGCTCAATCGACAGGGCTTAAGTTTGATACGGAATGCACAGTCGATCGCACTCGTGTTCTCCGTATTCCCGGCACGAAGAATTACAAGGTTAAGGATAAGCCTACCAATGTTGAAATTTGGTATGATACTGGAGAAGTATTTACTGTCGCTCAATTACAACAACCTTTAGCGCAATGGGTGAAACCCTTAACTGCAAGCAGTGATAATGCTAGCGAGTTTGAAGATGAAAGGAATATGCAAGGTGGGGGCAAGGTTTATGCCCCGGTGGATATCGAGGTGGTGCGCAAGGAGTGTGGTTTTGTTGATCATACCCTTAACACTGGTGGCACAGATGCTAGCTATTATCTATGGTGGCTTAGTCTTTGCCTTGCTCGTCATACAACTAACCCACATGCTGTTGCGCATGCCTTGTCAAACAAGCATCATTCGTACAGCCAAAGCGAGACTACTGAAAAGTTTAAGGATGCTGAGAAGCAAAGTAAAGGTCCACCTTTCTGCGCCACTATTGCCAGGCACGGTGCAACGCAATGCCCCGCCTGTAAACATAACAATCGTAGCTCCAACCCAATATCCATTACTTACGGGCGCAATGGTCACACATATCACAGCACCATCCTTTCCGACTTGCCGGATAAATATTATCGATGGTCAGCGAAAGCTAATTACATCTATATCGATATTGCCGAAGAAGATGGTGGACGAGTATACCCGCATTGTATATTCCCATTTCAAATCGTCCCAAATTCAGGGCGACTAGAAGGTGGAAGCCCATATACTTTGGTCTTTAAGACGAAGGAAGGAGATGATGAAAAAGAAATTCGTGTCGGTGCTGGGCATCTCACCAACCTATCTAAGTCAGGGGAAGCGTTTGGGGATCAAGGGATACCATTTGGATATGGTAAACTCCAGAAAGATTTCTTCATGTCGTTCATAGCTAAGTTACGCGATAGCGTAATCAAGCTTCCACCTATGGGTTGGAACACTAGAAATGGAGAGTATGGCTTTTCGTTCGATCAAAAGTTTATAGCGCCAAGTGGAGAATACCCTGCTCTATCAATCAATGCTGAATATCAATACGGAGTAGTGGGCAGTGCCAAGCCGTGGACTGATCTTGCTGATATTCTCATCACTATTCAGCGCCTCGATCTTTGCTGCCTTGTGGCAGCGGGATTTGCTGCCCCTTTGTTGGGTCTTGCTGGTCATAATGGTGTTCTTATAGGAGGGTGGTCTACAGCTACCGGTGTCGGTAAGACAACAGCCATGTCATTGTCACAAGCGATATGGGGTTCACCGGCATCAATGAATGGGTTAAGCGATACTTTCGCCCACCTAGTTGCTAAAGCAGCAATGCTTAAGAGCCTTCCTCTGTATCATGACGAAATTAAAGACGAAGTGCAGGAAGCACAATTCATAAAGATGGCTAACCAGATAACGGAGGGTAGAGATAGGGGGCGTGCTAATCGAGATGGATCGTTGCGAGCGACTAAGCAATGGGAAATGCCCATTGTTTATGCCGCTAATCGATCTATGGTCAGTGCCGCAGAGAGAAGCAGTAAAGGTACATCTGCAACGATGGTACGTATGCTTGAGTTTAGATGTTTGGCTAATCAACTGACAACGCATTCATTTGATGATGTTGACCGTATGCGGACCAGCCTTAAAGATAATTACGGGCATATTGGATTAGTTTATGCAGCATACCTTGGCAGGAATAGAGATTATGTTAAAATAGTTGTAGACAAAATTGAGAAAGATTTTGTAAAGCGATTAGGATACGAGGAAGGAGATAGATACTGGTTTGCTGGCGCTACTGCGGTAACTGCTGGCAGTTACTTCGCTAAGTTACTAGGTCTTGCTCCGTTCGATCCTGCGTCTATACGTGACTATCTTATCGATCAGATTGTAGATTTGCGTACTCATAGGAAACTGTCACCCAGTGACTACTCAAAGCCCGCTGTTATTGTCAGTGAGCTAAGTAGTTACCTTCGATATAACCGCGCTGCTAAAACGATCATTACCGATATCATAATTCTTGATCGTGGTAAGCCGGTTAAAGGTTCAGTGCAGGTAGAGAACGATGGCCCCATGAAGTTCATCAACTCTTGGCCTTGTGTACAGATAGCGCGAGGACTTAAAGGTAAACCTGATACACCACACCTACGTTTCACCGATGCATCGTTAAGGGAATGGTGCAAGTTAACCAATAAAGAATACTCTAGCCTCGCTGACGGTATAGAGAAGCTATCAAGGATACATCCATCCAATGCGCGTATTGGTTCTGGCACTCGTTTCGGTAAAGACTCTGGAACTGAGTTGTGCTGGACGATCAGCATCAAACAGACGGACCTTGAGAAAGCTATAGATTGGGAATTTAACGAGGTTAAAGATGACGACGAGACAGAAACCGACGCTAGTAGTTGACTTCGATGGAGTTATTCACTCCTACGAGAATGGCTGGCAGGGTGGACACATATACGGTACCGTTGTACCGGGGTTCTTCGAGTGGGCCATAGAGGCAAAGAAATATTTTGTTCTTGCCATCTACAGTACGCGCTCTGATAGTCACAAAAACATTAAGCCAATGAAGGATTGGCTGACGATACAGTTACAGAGTTGGCATTGGGATAGACAGGATACAGGCCCATTAGAAGCACGGGAGACTGACCTTCTGATGACTGACTTCCTATTCCCAATAGCCAAACCACCGGGGTTCGTCACTATCGACGACAGAGCCATCACGTTCAAAGGAGACTGGAATGCAGATGAGCTAAAGCCTGAAAACTTAAAGCAGTTCAAAACTTGGACCGAGATGAGGAAATAATGGACAAGGCAAATAAAGATAAACTGTCAGCAGTTAAGCTCAAGCTTGACAATCTTCGCGGCGAAATCGGTTTGTGCTTAGGTACTATTCAAGACCTAATCAATGCCGAGGACGATGAAGATGTCAAAGACGCCCTGCAAGAGGCAGCAGATGCTTTAGATGAAGTGGATGATAAGTTCACTGAGATCGATAGTAATCTCAATACAGCGTCAGAGTAAAGGAGTACAAAGGCATGAATGAGTTATTGGAAAGACTTCGCGATATACCACCCAATACTGAAGATATTGAACGAGTTATGCGTGAAGAAGCCACTGCCGTCGCGGAAAGGCCCAACCACCACGACTTGCTGCGCGCTCACGCCATCAACGCTATTCTGAAAGCAAAGGGAGTTGATCAGCGATATATGCTGGACCCTTATGAAGCGACCAAGGTGTGGATCATCTTAGCTCACCTTGAAGAACTTGCGGGGTACTCTGGATAGGATCGCGAGCTTATACCAGAGACTAGGGGGCGGTTGCCCAATGATCCCCCCGACCGCGGCAACCGCCCCTGATTTAGGAGGGGAACATGAAACGCTTACTTGTATATCTGATGTTGGTCAGCCCAGCCTACGCCGCTCATTGTCCATACGGGCAAATCTATCGGGTGCATCTCGATGAATGTGTTAGCTGGCACTCTGCACTAGCCCGCGCTTATGTTGGCAGGAAAATATATGTGCCCAAGTTACCGATAAAGCGCGAAACAATTGTTATCCCTGCCACGGTTCATGTAGATTTGCCAACGCCAGAACCGGAGAGCATATACCCGCCAGAGATTATCTATCGCTTGCAGAAGGCGCTAGATGCTCTACACTAACAACGATGGTGGCGAATGAAAACCAATGAGGAATTAGTCGCCTTTCGAGCTTCCTTCGTAGGCGCTTGCGGTGGTTGTGGGTACGATTGGGGTGCAAACATCATACCGCTCATTGATGAAATTCTTGCTCTGCGTGCCCGCGTTGCAGAGTTGGAAGCGGCTCGTTAGTTTCATTCGGCGTACCAGCGAGATAAACGTGTAGCACAGCGGGCCTACGCTGGCGTTGGGTTTTAATCCTGTACCTAACGAAAGTACGAGTGGAGACGGAGGGAGGGCGGTCTGGTGTTACCCAAAACCCATTAGGTCGCTCTCCCTCATGTTCCTTTAACTGTCGGCAGTTAAGTTATGAGCTACAGATCAAACGTTAACGACTACGAGCTAGTTTATATAACGCAAACTGAATTAGCTATTGGTATCGCTACTGTAGAAGATGGTAATTTAATTTGGCTACCTAAGTCGCAAATCCAATATATAGATGACGACTATGAGCGTAACGATCCAATATGGATTACGATCCCTGATTGGCTGGCAAAAGAACACGATTTAGTTTAAGAGCATGTGGGCCGGATGGCGCATGGGGGTTCAAACGGTCTATCCGGCCCACACTCTTACCACTGCCAGATGGGAGAGACAGCGGTTAAGCTTCATTGTCCTAGCAACCGGATTGCCCCCAACACCCCGACTGTAATCCCTACAAATTCAAGCACAAATTTACCAAATGAGCCGTTAGTGCAGCCCTCTGGTATCGGTAAGACCCTCTTCATATAGAGATCGAAGCACCCATAAAGGGCGAATAGCGTACCGAATGCAACTATATATAAAATACCAAAAATTGCCAATACGCCAATGAGAAGCAATTGCTTATAAGCCTTTCTATCTTCGTCACTCATGGCGTAGTGCTATGACCTCATAACTTTTGACACACCATAGAGGCCAATAGCCATACCAGCAATTTCTAATGAGGATCGGAATATATGCTCAGGCGAACATAAATCGGGAAGTGGATTTCCTGTTCGCGTTATATAAAAACATTGATGGATAGCATAGAAGTCCATCAATGCAAAAATAGTAAGAATGGTCAACGCACCACACAACGCTATGAACCCAGTCTTTGCTCCATTCATTTTGAGTAATCACCGCCGCCGAAACGACGGTGATCCTAACTGCCAGCAGTTAACTCAGTAAAACTCCCGCACTCGTTTGCGCGTCATAGCGCCCCACGCCACAAAGGCGAAGCCGATCAGCAGCATCGCCCATGTCGAAGGCTCAGGAACACCTGTCGTTAACTGGATCGAACCACCGAACGATTGACGCGGTGCCGTGAAGTCCACAGCGAACTGTGTCTCGTCTGACGTGAACGCGCCGGTCGCCGCCGACACCGGACCAAAGGAACCATCGAGCAATGCGGCAGGGAAGGTATGCGTAGCGAGCAACCCTCCATTGGCGAACGTACTCTCTGTCGTCGGGCCGGGATCATTGGTCAAACCGTTGACCGTGAAGGTTGAGAGGGTATTTCCTGTGCCAAAGATAGCGCTTTGCAGCACGTCGATGGTCAACGTGTGTGCGCCACTAAAGCCCAACGCCGCAGTGGCGTCGAGCGTGACACTCGATAGGTCCGCGTTGGGCAAGATGGGCGAGCCTTGCGCATTGATCGTGATGTTGGCGAAGTTCGCGTCGTTGGCTGTTAGGCTCGCTGCGCCCGTTGTGATACCGGTAACGTTGTCGATCAACGACCCGTTATCGAACACCTCGATTTGCAATGTTGCCATTGCAGGGCTAACCCCCATTGCCGCTAGCAACGTGCTAGCCAATAACACTTTTCTCATTCTTGGTCCTCCGGTTGAGGGCGAGAGGACTATCCTCTCGCCACCAATTCTTGTTAACTTACCGCCGGAAAGCCTTCGGCTGTGCCGTAGGCGGTCCACCCGGTGCAATTGGCGGTTGAACTTCTGGGTGTTCACCACCACCGCCACCACCCGGCAAGCCTTGATCCGGCTTCGGCGGCGGCACCTCAATAATGACATAGTGGAACGCCACTCTGCCACTGCTCGTTGCAATCCCCATCAAAGCGATTGCCTTACCCTCTGGAAGCCCTTCGGGTAGCGGGGGCCATACCGTACCGGGAGGCGGATCGATTGGCGGGTTTGGCTCGCCGGGGATCGGAGGAGCGATAGGATGCTCTGGATCAACCGGCCATACCGGAAGCTGGCTAGCGTCTTCACCGCCATCACCGCCAACCGGAGGCAACCCTTGATCAGGACTACCACCGCCACCGGGACGACCGGGACGGCTGGGACGCGAGGGAAGATGACCGGGATGTTCCCCACCACCGCCACCACCCCAAGCCGGGGGTAGACCATGGCCGGGACGTGGGGGACGCCCACTACCGGGAGGCCGATTGCCGGGACGTGGGGGACGACCCCAACCACCGCCGGGAAGCCCCTGATCGGGATACTCGTCGCCACCACCGCCTTCACCTTCATCAATCCCATAATCGGGATCGACCGGACCTCCGCCCCCACCGGGCCGACCGCCCGAGGGGATAATATAAGCCCAATAACCTCTTGCCATGCGTTTGCTCCTCGTCAAAGTTTAACTGCTTACAGTTAACGTTCTTGTGGTGATCGATATGCTGGGCGCTGTGTCTGGGTTTCAGCCTCCTGTTCTCCGTTGTTAAACTCTGGAAGTTCCGGTGCATCCGGTTCTTCCGTTCCCATACGACCCGGCATGATGGCGCGTGTTGGCACGCCTACCGGCTTGGGTTCCTCATCTTCGACCGCCGAACCATCCGCTATTGTTCGTCCACGAAGATGTTGCCGGTCTTCTTCGTGACCGGGGTGGGCGGGCATTCCGGGTATCTGTTGCCCCGGCATGTTCTCGAATATCGACTGCTTGTCCTGCGCTTGTGGCCGTAGCATACCGGGACGTTCTGGTACGGGACCGATGTCGGTTCCCGCTCCCGCTTGAGGACTCAAACGCTGGCTCCCCGGCTGACCGGCTTCCGGTCTGTCGGGTGGACCCGACCGAGGATATTCCTCCTGCTGGGGATACGACTGGGCGGTCCTGCCAGACGGCGGCCCCTGCGGCGCGGGTCGAGCCGGGGGAGGCGATGATGCCTGGGGTGCTTGTGGTGACGGTGGGCGTGGTGC